GTAGACACACCGTTAAACATCACAGTAATACGCTTCACCCAAGAAGGGATAGACGTAAAGTCAATGCTTGTGCCAGATGTGCTTGCTACGGCTGTGCCAGAAGCGATGCCGTTATACACAGCACCTGAGTTTGTTGTGACCCCTGCGGAGCCGTTGATTACAACTGACATGGTTTAGCCCTCGTACATGATGTTGATGCTGCCTGCATCGAATGTGTCTGTGCCACTCACGGTTGTGATACGCACACGGTCTAAAGTACCGCCAAGAGTAATTGTTCCTGTACTTACGCCGCCACCAGAAGCTGAGGGGTCACCCGCATAGACAGAAGAAGTTACCCAAGTGTTGCTAGAAATAAGGCAAATTACAGTATTAGCGGTTGTTAAACGAGAAGCTGCTCCACTAATAATTACTGTGCCAGCTGTTGATGTTGCTGCGCCGCCATACGCGTAGCCAGAAGACGAATAACCAGACGTTGTAACAGACCCAGCGCCAAGTTGGATAAGAAAGTTGCTGGTGCTGTTTAAAGAAACACCGTTAAAAATCACAGTAATTCTTTTTGCCCATGATGGGATGCTGGTGAAATCAATGCTTGTGCCGCTAGTTGAAGCAACAGCAGTGCTAGACACGACTTGACCATAAGCGCCTGTAGAGCTAACAGTAAATTTAGTCGTGCCACCGCTTTGTAACTCCAGCGTTCCACTGGTGTCAGCAGTCTGGATTAACCCAGACGATGTTGATGCGTTGATGATGCTGGACATTATTGAGTCTCCAACCACTCTTGAAATTTAGCTTGACGGGCTTCTTCAGCCGCCACAGCAACCAGACGAGCGGCTTCTTCAATTTCCCAAGCAGCGTATTGTGCTTGAGCTTGCGCTTGCTCTTCAGCGCTGAGTTCAACTTCAGTTGTTTCGCCAGTTGCGATGTTTACTTCAATGCGTTTCATGATATTTCCTTTATTCGTACAAGATGTTGATAGAACCAGCGTCGAAGGTGTCTGTGCCGTTCACTGCGGTGATGCGTACTTGAGTGAGTGTGTCAGATAGTGCTTTTGAACCACCAATAAAAGAACAAGTGGTGGCATCAGAACGAGCAATTGTTCCTGAACTTACCCATGTATATGTTGAAGCATTAGCTAAAGAAAGTGTAATCGCACCGTACCTAATAGCTGCGGCGTTAGTTCCACCATCGGTAACAATACCATTGTTACTAGCGTGTGAATAGTTCGCTGATGTACTTGCATCTGCCATTTGAGTTGTTGTACCAACATACCCACTTGTTTCAATACCGCCTGAATCACCAAGACGAACTAAAAGTTGAGATGTTCCGCTAGTAGACACGCCCATAAACATCACGGTGATACGCTTTACCCAAGACGGAATTGAAGTGAAATCAATTGAAGTGCCAGAAGTAGAGGCTACCGCTGTGCCAGCAGTAAACGGGTAGTGAGTACCAGTGGCAGAACCAATGGTGGCAGTGAATGTGCCAGCGACCGCAGGAACGGTGATAGTCCCCGCCCCAGATGTGTCGCCAGTAAGAACAACAGAACTCATATTTACTCCTTAGAGGATGACCCAGTTGCTGCTATCAGGAACAGTAACCGTGATGCCAGAGGCAATGGTGATAGGGCCAACGGTGCTGGCGTTAAAGCCTGTTGGGATAGTGTAGTCGGTTGTGACTGTTTGACCGTTTAAGTTGAAGATTTGGTCAGCACCGCCGCCAGTAGCACCGCCGCCCAACTGACCCCACGAACTACCGCTGTATCCTTCGTACTTGGATGTGGAGCTGTTGTAGCGAATGTCACCGTTGACGGGTGAAGCAGGGCGTTCGGCTGTCGTGCCTACGTTGAGCTTTGCAGCGCCTGTACCTGTGAGAGACAAGCGGCCTGAAATCGTTACGTCAGCATCAAACTCCACATCTTCGGTGAAGTTGGCTGTGTCTTCAAAGATAGCGGCATCTGTGACGTTTAGTGTGGTAAACGTGCCAGAATTAGGCACATCGCTACCAATTGGTGGTGGCGAAGCAAAAGAGTTGGTTGTTACGGGTACTGCAATGTAATCAACCGTGTAAAGCAACACATCAGCAGATGTCTTTAAGACATACTTGTAGCTAGTGGTGTCGGGCAACCAAACATCAGCCTCACCGTTGGAATCCAAAATAACTGGATTGGTGTTAGTTGTTGTGCCAGTATGGTCAACATATGTAGCCAATGGCGTTGTAGTGCCAGCCGCATAGGTATACAGCTTGCCACCAACAAGAGGCAAACCATCAGTTCCGAAGAACTGTAGCTTTGGTGGGGGTGATAGTGATGCCATTTTTTATCCTTGAGACATTATGGGGCAAGAGAATTGACGGATGATGAAGCAGGAGCCAATTTGTTGGGTTGCTTTAATGCTTCCTCAACTCTGCCTTTAACTTGTTTTGTTCTAGCAAATTGAGCAGCACCACTAGCGCCTGGAATACGCATAGATTCTAAGGTTTCCAAGCCACGAAGCACAGCGCCAGCGGTGTTTGGATAGTTCACCGCGCCAGGCTCTTTGACCACCACATCTTTGATTGCATCACGCAAATCCAAGATTTGATCACGACCTGTTTTGCCAAACATATACGCCAATTTATCTTCAGAATCCAATTGGGTGACCAATGTGTTTAGATTTCTAAAAGACAACTGATCGCCTTTTGTTAGCAATTCTTTCATGTGCTGAATGGTCTGACCTTGCAATTCTGCATAGGCTTTTTGACCTTCTGGTCCAGCCTTTTTCAGCAATTGAGTAACGGTTCTCATTTCTTCCAACGAGCCATCCAAAACAACGTGTTTAAACACATCATCCAAAGCAACTCGGCGGTCTTTGTAGCCAGCCTTAGTGCCTAGCAACTTGTCAACGCGAGACACATCTTCAAACTCTTTAGCCAATTGCGCTCTAGCAGAACGAGCGGCTTGATAAAGTTCACCACCAGCGCCTTCACCAATGTTCGTGATGATCTTTTTCAATTCACTTGCATTAGGAGATTCTTTGACTTTGTTAATCTGTTGGTAGATGTCTTCCAAAGCACGAACAGTAATGTTCCCTGTTTTTTCAGGGTCGTTCATAGCCAACGATTCAGCCACAGAATCTAGAATTGGGTCTAGTTTCTGACGCATTGTTGGCGTTTTGCTGTTGATCACATCTAACAACGGCTGATAAGACACAGGCTGCAATGTCTCACCTGATTCGTCTGCTTGCTTGTAAAGTGCTTTGTAGTTGTCGTATTTCTTGGTGTAAGCATCATTCAAGGCTTTATCCACAACACGACCAACTTGACGAGCCTGAGTAGGGTCGGCAACTTCAGCACCAACTTCTTGAGTCATACGTTCAAAATTGTTGGTAATGGCTTGCTTTTGATTAGCCTTGAAGTTACGCATTCTTTCGGCAAGTTTGGTCTTTTCTTCTTCAGAAATACCAGCCACAGCGCCACGCGCAACATCAGATTCAAACTGTTGTTGAGCCAAAGACTTATTGCGTTCACCAGCCGTAGCAGGAATGCCAAGACGTTGTAGGCGTTCTTCACGCATCAATTGATCAGATGTCTGAGCAGCGCCCATGCCTTGCATTACAGGGGTTTCTTCACGTTGAACCACTTTAGCCAAAGCGTTGGCGGCAGGCGCAATGGCTTGACGGGTAGCAGGAACAACGACAGAGCGCAGTTGGTTAGCCGCAGGGCCAGCCAATGTGCTTAAAGCAGTACCAGCGCTAGACAATGGCGTTGGTGGAATAGCACCTAAGAAATCGCCAACGCCCTTAACAATCTCTTGTCCAGTTTCTGTGCGAGGCTGATAAAACTGTTGGCTAACTGTTTGTGCGGCTTGTTGACCAGCGGCTTTGCCTTGTGGAGTGCCATAGCCTGCAACAGCTTCACCAAACATTTGGGCAACTGGCGCAGCAATCGCACGACCAACATTACCAGCAATGATGGCTGGAGCCTCAACAACACCCATTACCCGATCTTGCATTGATGGCGCTGTTTTTGGCAGAGTAATCATGTTTGCGTTGTCAGGTATAAAAGCGGCAGGGCTTAGCGAGATTGACTTGAAAAAATCAGCCTTTGGCATATCTGCATAAAACTTTTCATGCAAAGAGTTAGCCAATGCCAAATCTGGCACTTCGTTGTATTGTGGATACTGAGCGCGAAACTCAACAAGCGTTGCCATGTTTAACCTTTGGGTTTAAGCAAACCAAGTGGGTCATTGCTAGATGGCGCACTACCACCCATACCACCACCAGCGCCAATGTTCTTAGCGCCTGGTCCTGCCATGATCTTCAAAGCCTCAACAGCCATTTCACGCGCCCGTTGTTTCTGAAGAATAGTTTTCTCAGATTCGCCAGGTTGTGGGAAATACTTTTTCTCTTCTGTTTCAAACTCAGATGGAGCAATAGAAGCGCCAGATTCCTTACGCAACACAGCAGTAATGAAGTTGGTCTTCGCTTGTTGGTATTGTTGTTGTTGGTCGTTAGGACCACCCAACACGCCTGGCAACACATTCATTACGTTGCCAGCGCCAGCAGCCAACTTTTCGCCTTGGTATGGAACTAAAGCGTTTAGTGTGCCTTCTACAAGACCTTTGATGCGACCACCGCTTACTGTTCCTTTGCTTTCCAAATCGTTTAACAACCTGTTGGATTCAAAGGCTCTCATGCCAAACCCAGTAGCGTTGCCTTGAGATTCGGTAAGTGCAGTACCTTTGCCCTTCAATGTAGCAGGAGCAGCGGCAGGCGTTGCAGCAGAAGCAGGTTGATCAACCACGCTAGTCATGCCAGGGATTGTCTGTGCCGCAGGAGTAACAGCAGCCGCAGGGATTCTTGGCCCGCCAGCAACAGGAGCAGCGCCACCCATCTTGACAGGGAAGGCTTCCAATGTGCGCTTGTTTACGCCAACAATGTCACCGTTCTCAGCTTCTTTGAGTTCATAGCCAGGGTTAGCTTTTTCCCAAGTAAACTTTTCACGCGCTAATTGATCAGCAATAGTTGCAGATTTTTTAAATTCAGAGCCTTTTACTACTTGAGCAGGACCGCCGCCAGCGTACTTTGGAGTTGAAATCACTCGACCACCACCACCTGTGTCTTGTGATGTAAAGGTTTGCTCTAATTGGTCTTTGGCGCTCAATGCTTTACGCAACATCTGAAGTTGAAATTGAGGCATTCCAGAATCATCAGGCGGCAACATACCTGCAAACTGTTGAGCTTGCTGTTGCGTAATTTTCTTGTTTTCAAAATCAGATTGAATATGCCTCAAAGCATCTTCGCGTGTGTTGTAGCCAGCAATTTGACGAATGGATTGGTCGGCTTGGGCAATGCCTAATTCCAATTCGCTTTTGCCAACTTCAGCCTTAGCTTTGCGTGCATTTAATAAAGTTGTCTCAACGGCAGGCAACTTAGAACCAAGTTGGGCTTGAACCATGTTTTGACGCAACAATGTTGGGTCAACTTCACCATTTTGACCAATTGATGATGCGTATGCCCTGTTAAGAGCGTCTTCTTGTGCAACGGCTCGATTAGCCAACTCGTTTTGACGTTGGTATGCTTGAATCTGAGAGGCTTGAGCATATTGGTTCAAAGGACTTTGAACTTCAATACCTCTGCCACTTAAAGCAATTGATGGGTCTACTGCCATGATATTTCCTTACTGAGGCATTGGGCCAACAAATGAATCTGTGCCAGGCGTGTATTGACCATAGCTAGGCGCGTACTGTTGATTATTTCTGTTCAACGCATTCACCAAATTGTTGCCTTGGTTATAGTTTAAGTATGTGCTAACACCTTGATTTAACGCATTAGCTTGACCAATATAACCAGCGGCTTGTGCGGCTGCTCCGCTTGTCATGTAGTTGCCTACTGCGTTTGCGTTTGCTGCGCCAGCAGCGCCTAAGTTGGCGGCTGTTGTTTGACCAACGCCAGCCAAAGATTGCAATGGCTGCAACTTAGCCGCACGTTCTTGTTGATAGCGGTTAAATGCGTTGGTGTACTCTTGCGAACCCATATCTTGTCCGTAACGAGTAGCGGCTTTAAGAGCATTTCCAGAAATTAAACCACCACGCGCAGCGGCAGAGCGATCAAGCGCTTTTTGCCCTTCAGACAAACGGAATGCGTAGCCTGGGTCGGCTTGAAACTCTTTCATTCCAAAAGGCGTGTAATCAACAGCGCCTTCTAGTTTATTAAGCGCACGACCACCAGCTTGCAACCAAGGCATCTGGTCTTCACGAGTTTGATAATATTGGTCGTTTTGTAGTTGCGCGGCTTCTCGCGTAGCGCCTGCTTGCGCAGCTGCGCCTTTACTGGCGGCGTTAGACGACACTAAGCCAGTTACGGCGATTGCTGTTGCTACTGCTGACATAGCGATTCCTTTGTAAACTCAATGCCAGACAATGAAAGCGCCTGACGATAATCAATTGTGATTTCAGTTCCCATGCCACCACCTTTGCAACCTTCAATGTCGGTTAATGCAACTAAATCAATGTCTCCATTTGGCAACATGACCATTTTTGCGTTTGGAAACATAGAATGATTGGTAAAACGACCACTTTGGGTTCTTTTACCGCCTATTCTAGCTTCACAAATGACTTGATGTGCCTTTATATCAGACGTTGCAAACAAACCTTTGCCTTCTATTGGTGACTGTGCCACACGGGTGACCGTGTTGTCAATCCAAATCTGATCTTCTTCGTTCTCAGATTGCTGTCTAGCAACTTCATGGGAAATGCCGCATTCTTGAAGCAACGCTTCATAATCTTGTTTGTCAGGAATTCTTGCCACACTTTCCACCGCAAATTTGTGCGCTTGGTCATCATGCCAATCTTCGCTTTTCTCTACAAACAAGGCTTCCACAGCATCAGCATCTTTTAGGTCGGTAGCATAGATATTCTGCCAAACCATGTCTTCTAAGACATAACCTATCTTTCTTCCAGCTTTGCCTGTAAAAATCATAGGGGCAGTCAAAGTTTGCATTTGACCGTCATCATTGACAATCATTACCTTGCCACGCAACATGACATTCAGATGCTCAAACTTCTGCTTGTGACCAATAGCCAATGTTCCAGCAGGCATGAAAACCTCACGGATGCACACGCCAGGTCCAAAATGGTGAACTACAGAGCATTCTGCTTGTGGGAGTTGCAACATTGCTTGCTCTGGGTTATACAAAGACATTAGTTCTTTTAAAGCCAATGGCGCTAGTTCTTCATGGACAACTAAATCGCTCATAGTTGCGCCTTTATGTTGCTAATCAAGCCATCTACGGCTTCACTATATCCATCTTCAACACCTTGTGCTTGACCAAGAACAGTGCAAGTCTCAATCATTTTTGCCAACAAAGTTTCACCATTTAACGGGTCTTGTCGTTGTGACTTGAAATGCTTATCTTGCTCACGCCAAATGCCTTTCAGAGAAGATAAATCACCACTAGCAGCGGCTTGATGGGCTGTATAGGTTACGCCTTCGTCATTTAAGGCTGGCTGGATAACAGGCAGATGAGAACCATAAAACAGATGGTCATAGCAATCTAGTTGCTCTTCTGTAAACGATTCACATTTGTCTGCCAAGGCTTGATATAAGCCTGCGCCTGTGTCCCAAAAGTACATCTTCCCATTGGCTGGCGCTGAAAACTGACGCAATGGGTCAAATCCATTGGCTTTCACGTTCCCCAAAGATTCTCGCATCTTGGCAACGTCAGGAATCCACAAATGGCTAGGATGCAACCTAGACAATGAAGTCACGCCATAGTTGTAAAGGTCAGGAATTAGTCTGCCAGCCATCAAGCCATCAAACTTCCAATCTTCTACGTTTTCCCAAAACACAACGTCAGGGTCAAGTAAGACTACAGAATTCATCACCTCTTGTTCAAACAAGACCCAATGATAGAAACTCAGGAAATGCTGTCTAGAGGCGGCTGTAAACGAGCAACCAGCATCTGTGGCGGCTTGTGCAATCAATGGCACGACATCTGGGTGACTGCCGTTATCAATGACTATTACATCAGCAGTAGGGAAGCCAACACGCAAAGTCTTGAACACCATCAAAGCTCCATACGCTAACGCAGGATGCTCGCAATAGGTCAAGATTACGACTGTCAAGAGATTTCTCTTCCGCTTACGCGCATATTTATGGCACTTGCTGCACTAGCAATCGTTGAGATAAACGCGCTGTTAGGCAAGATTTGACCAACAATCTCAGGAAATGTATAAACCTCAGATGCCGCCAGACTCTTAGTTTTAGTAATTAAGTTTTGATTTCCTGCGGTATCAGAGCCAGTAACGATGTTGACGCTGATTGTGGCGCTTGACCCGCTAATGTTTGTAGCGGTGAACTTGTCAATGATCGTAGCCACAATGTTGCTTGCAACAATGTACTGAGTCGTTTGAGTATCCTCAACGAACTTGGCAGGCACTAGGTTTTTTGCCGTAACGGTCATGCGTCTTCTGCTCCTTCAAATTCAGGCTTCTGCTTGATGATGGCGTACAAAGCAGCGCGGTCAGCACCAGCCACATACTCGTCACCAGCGATCTGCATCTTGCCAGCGCTCAAAGGTTGCTTGCCAGCATCACGGGCTTCCTTAGAAGCGTAGCCATAGAACGTGATCTCAGTACCTTGACCTTTAAAGTCTTCTTGGACTGCGCCAATGTTCCAGTATAGACAATCTACGCCAAAATCACTTGGAATTGCTTTAATGAGCGCCATGTTAAATACCTCTCTGTTTACAGTTTTCAAAGTGATAACGCAACATATTGCCACCACGACCAATTGTGCCGCAATGCGGACAACTTCTTTCAAGACACTTCCAAGTTCTACCAGTCATCCACTCGCTATGCGTAGGCCTTTTAATCCCTGTACGTCTTTTATTTGACTCAGCAACAAAAGGAAATTCTTTTCCTCTGCGATGGCTTGGTTTTCCTTTAAGAGAATCACTAAGACGTTTTCTTACCTCTGGAGTCATTGCCTTGCGAATCCCATGAAAGTTCATGTCTTGGTTGTGCAAGTTGTAACTCATCTCAGATTGTTTAGCTCTCATTTCTGTCAGCACAAACGATTCTATTTCAATAGCCTTAAACGGATCACCAACAAAAAGAATCTTACGTTTCCAGCCGTCAGGATTTGCCTGAATCAAGGGCTTGACCGTTTTACTAGAACAGATATACCCGTCATCAGGATGACAGTTTTTGCGTGTACGTGAACCGATATACCACTTCTCAGTAGCAATCTCTTTCCACATATAAACGTATGCTTGTTCCATTAGACAATTACCCAGCGTGAGCCAGATGGTACAGTAACTGAAACGCCAGATGCAATGGTTATCGGACCAGCAGACATGGCGCTGTTACCTGACGTAACGCTGTAATTTGATGAGATTGTGAGCGCATTCTCCCACAACCCTTGAGCAGTGATGTTGCTACCGCCGCCCGTAGCCCATGACAGTGTGCCAGAGCCGTTGGTTGACAACATTTGTCCTGTCGTACCGTCAGCAGCGGGTAGCGTGTAAGTCGTAGAGCCAGCAGCGGCGGCGGCTTGCAAGCCTACATATCCTGAACTGCTACCGTACAGACGAATGCCTGTACCCGATGTACGCACGACACCTGTTCCCTTTGGTGTCAGGGTTAGGTCTATGTTTGTGTCTGAGCCTAGCACTGCAAATTCTGGTGAAGCACCAGCAGCAGCTCCAGTAACTGTTCCATAGTTAACGGCAGAAGCTGTGTGTCTAACTCGGAATTGAATATTCCCGCCGCTTGCATTTGAAGCAAAACGATGCTCACCAATACCTTTGGTAATGTATAGCAATCCTGGGTTTGTATCGCTACCTTGCGCTGAAATTTGAGGTAAACCAGTAGTAGCCGCACCAGTAACCTGTACGTAGTTCACAGCAGAGGCTGTGTGGGATACACGGAGTTGTTCTTGTGAAATACCGTTTGTATAGAAAGATACGTTACCTGTTCCTGTTGAACTAATTGCAGCGGCGGCAGTTGCTAAAAGTTGTGCCGACCCTCCACCAGCTCTGGCTCTCCAGTATGCTGTACCTGTACTCCCTGAATCTTCAACACGAAAACCAATCGCTGCGTTTGGAGTATAAAAATCTAAAGTTGAGCCAATGCTCTTAACAACAGTACCAGACCCCACAGTAGCATAAGCAGCAGCACCAGAGCCACCACCACCTGAGAAGGTCACTGTTGGTTGTTCTACGTAGCCACTACCTGCGTTGGTGATGGTTGGAGTTCCAACAGTCCAAAGCATATTTATAGTTGCGCCAGTGCCTGTACCGCCAGTTGTTGATGCAGGGCTTGAGGGCAACACTGAATAACCAGCACCGCCTACTCGTGTAATTGATGTGACTACACCGCCAGAAACAGCACTTACCGTAAAAGTTGCTTGTGTTGTGTAAGTGCCCCCAACAACGGTTAAAGTATCTCCAACAGTGTAACCAGTTCCACCCGAAGCAACAGTTGAAGATGCTCCAGAAAACATCACAGGCGATGCAGTAGCCTGAACACCACCAGCAGTTGTTGGAGCAGTGATAGTGCAAGAAGGGATACTTGTATAGTTAACTCCAGATGAAGTAACAGTCAAAGCAGTAACAGTACCACCGTTACTAATGTTCACACCTCTAGAGCCTGCTGCTAGGTCAATGGCTCCTGTGCCTTGGGTGCGGATAGCTAAAGCTACGTTTGTGTCAGAGCCTAATGTTTTAAACTCAACAGCCTTGGTTGTAGCTCCGCCTGTGAGCTGACCGTAGTTAGCCGAACCTCCACCGCCGACCAGCGTAGTAAACGTACCCGTGTTTGGTGTCGTGTTGCCAATCGTAGGTGGAGATGACAAGTCAAGCGTACCGCCAAGCGTAATCGTGCCTGTGGTTGTGATTGGACCGCCCGTCAAAGTCAAACCATTGACCGTACCCGCTGTATCCACCGATGTGACCGAACCGCCGCCAGTACCAGCTCCAATGGCTGTACGGAACGTAGGTGCGTCCATCGTAGTGATGGTGTTGTCAGCATTAATCTGAACAAACGTGATTGCGCTAGGGTTGGTTAGCGTGAAGAAATTACCGCCGACTGTCGTAGCACCCAATGATGTGCGACCAGTAGCCGCAACTAGATCAGTAGCCCCGCCATCCCATTTGAGTCGGTCTGTGTAAGCAGTGTCCCATTCAGTCTGTTTTGCAGTAGTTGGGATTGCATAACCAGACGCATAAGTAACCGCCAATGTGCCTGCGGTCGTGATAGGATTTCCAGATACGGCTAATCCTGTAGGCACAGTCATGTCTACAGAAGTAACCGTTCCTGTGCCACCGCCGCCACCGCTACCAGAATCAGGCTGAGGCGGTGGTCCAACTTGAAGGTCATCTAGCGAAGTCTGGTTTCCACCAGCACCAGCTAAATTAAACAAGTTTAGAAAAAACCGATACCACTCACGCGAGACTAAGCCTGTGCGGGAGTCAATAAACTCCACACGGTTAGATGGTATGTTGGTTATATTTTGTTGCGGTTCAGGCATTTGTGGCGGTCACATCTAATTGAGCGCCCATGATAGCTATTTTTACAGGGTCTGTGCCTGAAACTTCATAAACACGGTCACGCAATTTAAGAGTCATTCCCATTCGGCGCTGAATGGCTCGGTAAAAATATTCACCGATTTTCCCCATAGACATCCAATGCTCGTTAGACCAACTATGTCCACCATCATCAGACCAACGCAACATTAACTTTGGGTCGCTACCTTGACCTGTATCAGTTCCAACGCCTGTCTGACAATCAATCTGCAAGCTGTGCTGAGATGTGCGTTTTAGATCGTTTGTGCCTGTTGGCAAAGCTCTCCAAGAACGCAACCACTTCTGAATGTCACCATTGTCTTCATAAATGTTCAGATCGTAGGCGTAAATGTTGCCGTTCTCAAAGTCGCCCACCAACACCTCGTTGTTGAACACAACCTGACAGTTTGAACGGTGACGCACAAAAAGCCCGTTATCCCAACCAGCACGTTCATGCCATGCTTGAGTTGCCACATCGTAGACCCAAGTAGTCTGCGCTGTTGGGAAAATCAGCACATAGAAGGAATGACCGTCTTGTTGATAGGTGTAACCAATAGCATCAGAGATGTCGCCATACTCTTGAATTTGCCATTCAATAGCATGAGTAGAAATGCGAACGCCTGTGTAACCATTTGAACGATAAACAATTCCACGACCACGGGCATCAGAACCCAACCAGAAAATGCCATTATCTAGCTTGGCAACCGAGTAAGCCGCAGCACAGCCAATTTCGTTAAAAGCACCTTGAATGCGTTGCAACGGAAAGTCAGGCAAGCCAGCGTCATACCAGACTTCAATTGAGTTAGTGCCGAATAGCCATGCTTCACGGTGGTCAATGATCAATGACACCAATCCGTCTGGGTCACCTTCTGCACTAGCAAAGTCCAATGGGTCAATTGACAAGCCGTCAAGCAGCGATGTCACCCACACTCGTGAGCTATCTGGTTCGTTGAACACAAAATAGCCATCAAGATAACCAACGGTCACAGCGCCAGGGAAGTCTGGGTCTGTAATCTGAGCAAACACTTCTGTGTCTGTGTTGTAGATAAATCCGTCAGGGTTACAAGCAATGAAAATCTGTGTGCCGTTGTCAGACATTGAAACAGGACCAGTGCCTGTAACTGTGCCAATCAAAGTGCCTTTTAAGCGTGTACGACCATAAACCTCTACCTTGTAGAAGCCTGTGCCAGAAACGGCATACATTGCACCCTTGATTTGCCACATTCCTCGGATTGGGCCTGTGCCAACTGAAGCCTTACGCAATAAACCTGGGCAACGAGACAAGAAAGCGGCTTCTTTGCCGCCTTCAGGCACAATTTCAGGGTACAGATTAACCATGCGGTTATCCGCAGCATTAACGCTACGAGCCACATAGCATGAGCCAAGGATTGGGGAATCCATTAGTAGTTACCAGCGTAGATGTTGAATCGTTGGCGGTTAGCCACCATAGCGTAAGGCAAAGCCATCACATCGTCAGGATTGTTGATGCGCTTCAAGTCACGCTTAGAAGTCATTGCAATGCGCTGAACTTGTGGTGGTGGCTCAATGCCATACTCAGGCGCAATTTCCATTGCCAAGTTGTAAGCAAAGGCTCTCATGTAGCCTGGCGGGAAATGTAGTTCAGTAACCAATGTGGCTGGCTGATCTAATTCCTGAACGGAAACCATGTGCCATTCCAAGTCTTGAGTAGGTCTTGGATAGACAGTCAGCGTAATGTCAGGAAAGCCCATGTTTACCCAACAAACTTGCGGGTAAGTAGACGTTACGGTTTTAACGGCAATACCGTTGTATTGTTGCTGGTTGATAAACTTGATGCCATACGACACGCCATTGGGCGCTTTGTAGTAGGTTGCATCATCCATCAAAACAGGTCGATTGCCCACAAAGTCGCCAGTTGGACCTAGTGTGCGGCTAATCTCACCAGAAGGCCAAGTAAACACTTGATCTTGCGTCACAAATACAGATAAGCGCTCAGTATTCCATGAATCAATCATCTGATTCATAGACATCAAAGCATCTTGCGACATAGCAGCAGAAGGAGTTTCACCTTCAGCAAGCACACCTAGCAAGCGCAAGGCTCTATTGATTTGATCGCCAGCCGTATATGTAGCCATGACGAAGCTCCTTATGCTATTACTTCAGCAGATTTTTTTCGGCGCTTTACTTCCAGCACGTTCACGGGAGCCACTTCTTCTTCAGAAGGTGTATCAAGAGTATATCGCACCCAACCGTTTTTCTCGTCTGCAACGGCTTCTTCTTCCATGTTCGCCACTTTAGCGCCATGACGTTCATGTTTCATGTAGATAACTGGCATTTATGTCCTTAAGAATAAGGCCCGAAGGCCTTATTTTTAGTTAGAAGCAATCAAACCGATTGTTTCAAGGCGCGATTCAACTTGAGCAAGACGAGCTTGCAAGTTGGCAATCACGGCCAAAACAGAATTACCTTCGTCTTTGGTTACAAAGCCAAAAGGGGTAGTCTGTGTCAAATCTTGGATTGCGTAGTCAGGTGTACCTGGGGCAGTATTGGTGATTGTGGTCAACTGAGCAGTCAAAGCAGCGCCTTGAGCTACAGGAGTTGTACCATAAAAACCAGCAGTACCGCCAGCTTTACCCATGATTGCGCCATCTAGTTGCTGGTCTTCGTAAGCAACGCCGATTGGTTTGGTGTTTGTAGGCATGATGTTTCCTTAAAAAATGGGAGCCGAAGCCCCCATTTAGGTTTAGGCCAAGCGGTACAAAGTCCAAGTGCCATCGCCAGTTTTACGGGCGCGGAACTTGCCTGCTGTACCAGCAGTAGCAGCAATAGTAGCCAAGCCAACGATAGTCCAGCCTGTACCAGCAGTCATGGTGATGACGCCAGAAGAAGAACCGTCCACGTTAATCACGCTGAAATCAAACGAGCTGTTCACTTTAGCGCTAGACACAGTAGAGTCCACGCTAGTGCCTGTAGGCAAAGTGTAAGCAGCAGCAGATGAGCCAGGTGAACCGAGCAAGATGCCACCAGTGATTTGAGCAACAGTCAGAGTTGCAGTCGCAGTAGCTGTGGGGGGAGCGGCTTGAACGCCGATGTTGACTTCGTTCAGGTTGCCGTCACCGATTTGATAACCGCCAGCGCCGTTTGGGAGTGCCATGATAAATATCCTTTAAAAATGTAAAACGATGAAAGGGGCCGAAGCCCCGTTTCAGATTAGCCCCACAGACGAACACCCATTTGTGGGCGAATCGTGCTGTAGCCGTAGAGAACATCAATACGGCAAGGCATACGGTCGTTATTGATGTCGTACTGACGGACCACACGGAGAGAAATACCGTTGTGAACAGCGCGAGAAGCCATGTCTACACCTTGTGGCAAGAGCAAGTCGGCAGTAGCGAAGGTGATTGCATCTTTGTGGTACACCAAGTTTTGTGGGTACACAGTAGAAGCAGCACCAACGAACACCACGGCCTTGCTAGTTGCTGGCAATGTATCCACAGTAGCCAAAGCATTAGAGGCAGAGTAGATAGGAGCCACGGTCACAGTGATGGCAGTGCTAACAGCAGTAGCGTCAGCGGCAGCAACGAACTGGAACAACGAACCAGTGGATTCACGGGTTTGTGGGTTCACAGCGTAGCAATCAGCGATAGTAAACACATCACCTTGCTTCACGGTCACGCCAGAGCCAACAGTCATAGAAATGGTAGTTGCGCCTTCAGAAGTGACAGCGGCAGAAGTTGTGCCACCAGTAGCAGCGCGAGAACCAGTTGTGAACTGCTTGATAGACTGAGACATATTGATCTCGTCAAAGCCCAACACGCCAGTACCCATCATGCCGTTCTTGAATTGCTTGCTGATAGTGTCTGTTGGGTTGAACAGACCTTTCATGCCTTCAACCAAGCCAGCGTTAGCAGCAGGGTTCACGGTAGCGTAACGTGGAGACATCACAGCAGCGTTTTCGTTCAGCTTTTGTTGGGCTTGCAACAAGACCAAAGAAGTTGAAGGAGTAGTGCCGGGAGTACCAACAGAGTTACCGATGGTTTTGTAAGCGTTAGCCACGTCAGCGTCGATAGACGATGCCAATTGGCTGATACGAGGCTTCAACACGCGCTCTGCGAAGTCGTCCAATTGCATGGTCAATTCAGCAGATGTGAAGTTGACACCGATGTGCTTTTGGCTAGAAACGGTCAGAGTTGTGTACTGTTCGTTGTCGTCTTGCACTTGCAAGGCAGCGCCATCAGTCACCAAAGCGCGATCGGGCAAGCGAATACGCAGAGTTGAACCGATTTGTGCACCTTTAACTGCGAAGCTGTCATCATACTGACGGTTCACGTTACGGGTGATAACAAGGTTGTTCTCGAGAATTTCGAGAGCCTTACGGGTGATCATGTCGATCGTTAAGATACTGTTTGACATTTGTTGTCCTTTAAAAGTTAGCGGTTACGCTGCGCTTCCCACTTCTTCATCTGTCTTGCACGTTCAGCTTCAATCCACTGCGAAGTTGTCATGCTCTTGATAGAGCGCGGGTCCGTAGTGTCCAAGGCTGGCGAACCAGTAGTTCGTGCGGTAACAGGCGAAATCGGTGCTGGCGCAGAAGTCGTTTTTTTGATCGGCGGGTTATCAGCTAATTTAGCTTCAATCTTGCCAATCTCTTTTGCTTGCATATAGGGCGACAGGCGAGAAATACGCTCCGCATCCTTTGGATTGGTTCCGAGATAGTAAGCTAACTCAGGGCCAATGTCAGAATGTTGGATTGTCTCTGCCATCACGTTTGTGATCGGAAGGTTAGGGTTATATGCGACTTGTTCAAAGTCATCATATTTGTCCCGAGCCTGCTCTTCACGCTCTTGATAGCTTTCTAGAACTTGCGACTGTTGCCGAGCTGCTTCCCGTTGCTGGACTAGCTTGTCAGCCTCTAAACGGATGAACTCCGCATAGTCATTAGGCGACTGAAACTGGTCAGGCGTTGGAATTTCGCTTGGCGCGACTTGTCTTTCAACAGATCGTTGCGCTTGTTCACGTTCCCACTTACGTTGCTCTCTTGCGAGGCGTTTGCCAATCATTGCATCAATTTCAGCTTGAGAGTACTTCTTTTCCTCAACAGGCTGTTCTGTGCTTTCATCAGCAACTACCGACTTTTGTTCTACAGGTTCAGGAGTGGTCGTCACTTCAGGAACTGGCGCGGAGTCAACTTCCGCTAGGTTTTGGACTTCATCAGTCATTTATTGAATCCTAAGATTCCTCGGTGAACCCCGCCGATAGAGTGGTTTGATATTACATCAAAAATTATTCGTAAGCAACAGTGTACTCAATGGTATTAGCAATGTCGATATACAGACCTTTGCTAAACCACAAGCCAGCAGGAAAGCTCACATATTGAGTGCCTGCGGCAACGGTAACTGTCGCCACAATTTTGGGGTCGCTAGTGCTTGCAGTTGCGCTGTCGTACAGAGCAAAAGTGCCGCTAGTCGTGCTAGAAACGAAAACGCCAAACAGTTTGCCTGCGCCAACTTTGATTTGCGAATCCGCATTGCCTTGTTTGAAATATGCCATTTTTTAATACACCGTTGAGTTTTTGATCAAAATTAACTGAACCACTGACGAACATGAATTGTTCGCAGCGTTCCCCATTCCTTCACCAGCGATGGTTGTTTTTTCCAGTATGCGAATCGGAACACCCACTGGGAGAATCAAAATACCGTTGTTCATTTGTGCAACAGTCGTGGATCGCTTGATACCATCTGCGTTTGTCATTGTCAATCTTGCCCACACTGCATCCGAACCAGCGGTCTGAGCGGTAACAAATCGCGCAGATACTATATAACCAGTGTAGTTGGCAGGAATAGTATAAGCGTGAGTTTGACGATTGTTGAACCCTGCTGGGATCATGTCATAAATCGTCGCAGGTACACCTGCTGTCACAACGCCGTTACCCACATAAATATTGCCAGCGTTTGCAAGCAAACCGTCTGCGGTGGTCACACTCAAACCATTGATTCGCAAAAATGAATTAGTTGTGAGAACAGTAGTTTGACCATTCATTGTTACCACTTCACTGATCTCGTTCCAAGACGCATCAAGTCCTGTGATCGTGATTGTGCGAGCACCAGTGCCAGCAGCGGTATCGTTGGCGCTAGACGAACTAACTTTCATTTGTTCAGCGCTTGTCGGGTAAACAATCACGCCACCCGAAGGGATCAAACTCTCCCAAGTGGTGTCAATGTCGGTGTTGTAACCACTGAAAGTTACAGCACTGTGACCCTGAACTTGCCCACGCGACACTTGAAGATCAAATGCTTCATTTTTACCGTATTGCGTCTGAGAAACGTATGGTGTTGTCATGCTAGAAACCTCAGTTTGTAGATTGTGGACAAATACAATCCGATGATTTCATCAATGATGTTTTGAATTGGAGTGTCTGTTTTTTCGCATACATCGTAACGGCCTTTTTCAATCTCATCAAGTTGACCTTGTAGGAACTCAATAATGTTGGCTGTTTTTTTGCTTGCAGGGATAGCAATAGGGCCAATTAGACCATGACGGCCTTGATAGGCTTCTGCAAACTTGTCCGCTAGCTCAATCACATCTTCATAAAAGTGACCAAGCGCCTTGTGCTTTGAGTAACTGCGAGTGTTTAGGTGAACTGAATGAGCCACATTGCGGCCCAAGAACAGTAAACCTACGAATTGAGCTGCGTTCATTGTTGTGGCTCCATAGGTTGCTGCATCATCTGCTCAGGAGACATTTGTTCCCTGTCTTCTTGTGGCATTTCCATGCCGACATCCACATCTTGGCCTGGCATTTCAGCCAGCAGGTCACCAGAAGTAATCATGCCGTGAACCGTACCCAACACAATGTCTTGGATTTGTTCGGGCGACATACTGGCTTGAACAGCGGTTAGACGCTTAGTTTCAGCATCAAACGCCTTGACTTGAGCTTCAAAGTCTTTGCGTTGCATTTCCTGAACTTCAATGGATTTTCCAACATTGGAGATCATGTTGTGCATAGCATCCATCTCTGCGCCCATAGCCTGAATCTGTTGTTCAGCGGCTTGCAACTCAGGAGATTTGTCACCAGAAGCCAACAGTTGTGGGTCAATGGTTTTCTTGAATCGAGCAGCCATCTCTTGTGCGCCAGGCCAATCCATGTTCTTAACGAACAAGTCACCAGCCACAGACCACAAGCTAGGATTGCCTTGCAAGAGAACAGCCATAGCTTCCAATGCCTCTTGGCGCTTGGTTGCGTAGCCTGGGCCTGTCGTAGCCACCACATCGTACTTACCAACGCTAGGGTTGTAGATTTTTTCAATCACAACGCCTTGTTCGTCAATAATCTTCTTAACTGGCTCTTGTTGCTCAGGGTTGATCTTTGCCATCTTTGTCTCACCATCCTCACCGATAACACGGGCAATGCGCTCTGTATCGTAGATTTTGGGGATTAGGTCAATCAATTGACGGGCAATGTGACGAACGCCACGGGCAAGGTTGTCACCATAGTGGTAAGTTCCTACGTCACCTTCACGTTGACGAGCAAGAATAGCTTTGCCAGAACGCTCATTTGACCCCATGCCCAAAGAAGCGTTGTACTGACCAGTAGTTGACTTGATGTCTTCAGCCGCACCAGACTTAGCCTGAAGCAAACCGCTAGAAGCCATAGGTGGCTGCGCTCTAGCTGGAAGCGGCAAGATGTTGCCAGCGCCATCGGTAACGTCAGGGTTGACTTCCAAATAAGGCCAGTTGTTGGTGTTGGCTGTCTTCCACTTTTCTTCGTAGCCTTCAAACTGACCACCGTAGCCAATGAAAGGAGCTTTTGGAGCAAGCGCCAACATTTCGGCTTCTTGGCTGACCCAATAGTTATACATACGTTGGGCATCTTTGGCGTTACGCACAAGGCCCGAAACGTACAAACGACCGTCAACTTCAAACTCGTTGCCCACAATACGGACAACAGGAATCCATTTACCAGCCCATTCTGCTTCTTCAAGGATTTCGTATCCGTTGATCTTGCAGTATTTGACTTTTGGGTCTTGAACAATACGCTTGTTCTTAGGCTTGCCGTACAAGACTTTGAGTTGCTTGTCTTCCATTGACCCTTCAAAAGCGGTCACGTTACCTGGGTACAGGTGCAGGGTGCGCTTTTCGTATTCAATGTAGTAGTAGTCAGCGATTCGGACTGTATCTTCGTTCAGCCAGTTGCTGATTGATTGGTCACCCACGCCCAAAGACTGCAAAGTAGAGATAGGCGCTGAATTTGGATATTCACGCTCATACTGTGCTTTGGGGATGTCTTCGGTGATGAAGCACCACTTAGCATCTGCGCCAGTTGGGTCTTGAATCAACGGGTCCATGTAGACCGAGAAAGAGTTGCGGATTCGACCAATCTTGATGTCTTGGTTGAACGAGGCAGGGTCGCAATACTCAGTCAAGATGCGAATGTAGCCTTCACCGTAGGCCACTTGGTTTTCGCAAGCTGTGTCGTAAGCCACATCAGCATCAGAGATGTACTCAATATGGCGAATCATGCCGTTGAAAATCTCTGCCACTTCAACGTCAGCGTTGTCATCCACGGGGATAACCTTAGCGCCTGGGCGATTCTGACGCTGATCATTCGTCACTTGACGAACGTGTTGTGGCAATTTGTTGACAGTCAGAGTGGGTCGAGCGTTGATGGTTTGGCCCTGAACAGCACCGCGAGTAGCCAAAACGTCAGCAGGCCATTGCCATTGGTTGTCTGGTGAACCAGCATAAAAGCGTAAATCGTCAATTTCGTCTTCACGGCTTTCTGACAATGCAGAAATAGCTTGGTCTAGACGGCTACGCGCTGTTGCCAAGACATCAGATGAACTATTGGCTTTGCCGCCACCGTTAGATACCGCACCAGCAGCGGCAATACCTGTGTAATCAGCCATGTTCCAAAACTCCAGTTACATGAGGCTCACGCATAACAATGTAGTCATGCTTCTCATGTGTAAATTCTTGCCCAACGCCAAAATAAAGGTGGTCGCCAACCTTAATGTCTTTGCAGTCAGGTCCAACGGCTACAACAATGCCTGTTTCCATTGGGTCGCCAGGGGGAAGCACAAATAATTCATGCTTTTCAATGTCGCGCTCAATGATAACGCAGTCTTTTAGTGCTTTTAGGGTCATTATTTCGTTGGCATTAACTGCCCATCCATCCTGTTTGAACTGAACTGCGCTCAGACACAATGCGCCGAGCAACTTCTGTGTAAGACCTATGAGCCACAGGGAAAGCAAATGTCACAGCGATAGCATCGGCTGCGTCAGGAGAAGCAAGGCCACGGGCTTTCATCTCTTTTTTGCCTTCCAAGAATATAGTTCCAGACGAATTGGGCTTTTTTGTCGGCCCAGTTAAGTCGGCTTTCAATTGTCGATCTGTGGGAATACTAGCAGATTTTAGCCAGTTCCTCATATCATTCCACATCTCGGCGCGTTTATTTCCAAAGGCTTGTGGATGTTTTGCCTTGTTTCCAAAGTTTACGCCACGCACTTTGTAGCGTTGTTCGGTCAAGCGGTCCAAAATTCCGTACCCCAAACCGCCTTCGTCAATCACCGTTAGGGTAGGCTTGAATTCTTCAATCGCTTCAATCACCCGACCCACGATTTCCATCGTATCTTCGCCTTTGTAGCGTTTGATGGACACAATGTCTCGGCCTTGACGCACCGCAATCACTGTAGAGTCAGCGCCACCACGGGCAGGGTCAACACCCACGATGGTTGGGGCGGTTAAGTCCTTCCATTTTGGGCGCTTCATAGCGTCATCCACGATCATGGGCGAAATGAATTGGTCTTCACCCGCAGATGGGAACTCTCCGTAGACCTCAACCTTGGCCTGAGAGCTGTCTTCGCCATATTCGGCAATGATTTGCTCGTAAATTGACTTGTCTGTGTCCTCAACAGTGCGAGCATCAACGATTTTTGATGTCCAAAAGTCCCGTTTGGCATGGAAGCACTCAAAAAAGTAACCTTCGTTCCTACGGGGGTTGGAAAACGCAAACCAATAGCGGTCTGGGCTGTTTTCTGTAAAGAAGCCTGCGCCAACTTCCCAAATCGGGTTAGGAATACCGCTAGATTCGTCAAAAATCAGCATCATGCCGTCTTGGTTGTGGACACCAGCGTAAGAATCAGGGTTTTCGGCGCTCCACAGCTTGCCTTCACACGCCCAATAGCGCGTACCTTTCTTCAAATCACGTTCTACAAGGTCAGTCAGCCACTTAGCAGGGGTCAACTTAGTCGCTGATACTTCCCACCAATGCGAATTGATAAGCATAGCCGCCCATTTTGTCAATTCAGCCCATGTGACTGAGCGCAATTGGTTTTCGCTGTTAGCCGAAACCACCACCGAGCCGCCAATCCTTGTGGTCAGCATCCAAAGAATAAGCCAAGAAACCAAAGCCGATTTACCGATACCGCGACCAGATGAGACAGCCATGCGGATGGTTTCGTAGTCAATAAGCCCTTTTTGCTTCTTGATATGGGCGGTAATCTCCCGCAAAACCTCGCGTTGCCACTTTCTTGGGCCGCTGAAGTTAGCCAAAGGCGTGTTTTTTTGACCCCAAGGGAAGGCGAAGAGGACAAAGGCTTCAGGGTCATCTGCAATCGCAGGCGACCACAGCTCCACCATTAGCTTTTGTTCTTCTTCAGACTTATAAATTGGAGTTTGCATTAACAGCCTTTGCGCGATTTTTTAAAAGAAAAAAATAAATTTTGTTCACGGGTCCACCGTTCCTGTGACCTTTCCCTGTCGGCCCTACCCCCCGCCCCTTGGGTTAGGTTGGGATTGGACAGCGGGTCATTCTGTAGGCTTTGGCGTGACATCTGTGGCTGTGGACTTGTCGAATGTTACCCTTGATTGAGCCTCGGTGATAGCGTCAATGACACTAATCCTAGCGTCTGTAACGCTTACGTCAATCTTATCGCCATACGTTCTTGGCTTCAACTTACTTGCTACCCACTTCCTTGCATCCACCTGGAGTCTCTTCTGCTGTACCCAAGCACTAGCCTCTGGTCCTTTCAGACCTTCAGGCATCTCTGCGTCTGATAGCTCAATGATCTCCTCTGCCAGCTTATCAGCCCTGTCTTCCACAGCCTTGTCGTACATGGCTCTGAACTCAGCGCTGTTGTTGATCATGTTCCTAGCCATCGAGTAGCTTGGCATTCCCTCAGCCTTCAAGACGCTAGTTAGGCTCTTGCCTGCGCTTATGCCTTCAGCGATCTGCTTCCAGACAGGGTTCTCAATCGGAAAGATAACTGGCCTTCCCATCTTCAAGATGCGAGGCAGCTTCTCAGATTGCTCCGATTCGATACTTTTATGCGTGTAATCAACTGCGTTTTCCATTTATTACCTCATGCGCGTGTGCGTAGTAAAACATTTTCTTGCTAAAAAGTGTCCAAGCCTAGTGTTTATCAGGGTTTAGTTATTGTCACTTCTTTTTGTGTTGTCGCCAATAGTCTGTCTGTCTATCCTATCTTTACCTTTGTCTTACCCTATAGGAAGAGTAAAGATAGCTTCTCCGAGACTAATGCTTTTTTACTCAATCCATTTACCTTCATCCTTTAGCCTTTGCTTTGTTCTTTTGTAGGCTTCATCCCACATTTGCCTTCTCTGTTCTTTGCTCAGATGTTGGCCTTGGTCTAGTTCTGCATGGCAAGTCTGACATAAGGCGGCTGTGAATATGTCGCTTGCTTTGATTCCTCTTCCCTTTCCATGCTCTGCCCAGTTTGAATGCGCTGCTTGTGTCTGTCCTTCCATTCCACAGTTCTGACAGGCTAGGCTTGCTACGTTCTTTAGGTGGGCTTTGCTACGAAAGTAGTTGAACTTAGGAATCATCACAGCAAAAGTCCTTGCTCTACTTGGTGAAAGCCCCAAACGGCTGGTGCGTTATGGGATTCAATGCGAGAACGCATAACTGCGGCTCTCATTTCCTTTGTGGGCGGTAGATAGTTCCCAACCTTCCAGTTGTTGTCTATCCCTACGTTTCTGCCAATATTTGTGCTGTCAGCGGATGCAAACGGCAATTTGGTGAACACGGCAGGGTCAAGCATCCTCAATCCGTGAAGTTTGCACATGGGTCTACCTTGCTCATCACAAAGAATCCTCATGGCTTGTCCGATTCTTGACCACCAGGCTTGACTTCCAACTGTTGAAAACTCCCCAGAACTACCAATGCAGACCCGAACATAGGTGTTTGCCAACTGTTCTAGGCGTTCTAGGCTTTCGTGCATATGCCACACGGGAGCGCCAAACCATGTTGGCAATGGGCAATCACGCAAAAGCGCATCGTTGTCAGCTTCCGTTCCGTCAATCACATCAGGAATGACGGCAAAGTCACAAGATGGCACTTTCTTTAGGTTTAGCGCCCAATCGTAAAAAGCAGTCCAATCTTCAACTGGTTTTCCGCTTTTCCATGCCGAGAAAGCCCCGTTATCAATCGCAAAAGACTGACAAACCTCGATTGCTACCCCAAGTTGATCAGCATGGGCAAAAGAAACGAATGCGTGTCCTGCATCTATTGCCTTGGCAGCGGCAGTTGCTGGAGTAATTGGTAGTCCGTGATAGTGAATCATGTCGTTATCCCAAAGTTAATGGATGCGCGGTCTACGTCTACACCCAAGAATTCCACCTGAATACGCTGTGCGTCAATGATCTGACGGGCGTAATTGCTCAAATATTCGGAAATTGACTCCATTGTTGGGTCTGGCATGAAGTCATTGAGCATCCTGTGGTCAACAATCCGCTTAACTTGCCATTCAACCTTTTCAATTCCTGACAAACTTACAGGATTTTCAGCACTTGTGGCAAACCATAACGTCACACGGTACGAATGGCCGTGAACGGCAGGATTGTCTGGCAATGAATGCGCGGCTTCAAAATAAAACGATTTATAGGCTTTCATGCTATCTCCACAACGTCTTTACCCTTGCTCTTGATGTGATTCGCTGTCTTACGAATCATTTTTTCGTATTCTGACCGTGGAATGCTTGTCCTCTGAAGGTCGTGAAACTCCCAAACATCATGAATTGCCTTGATTCCTGCGCCTGATAAGCCCATTTTCTTGGTTTCTTGATAGCGTTTGGCACATTCCAGCATGGCAGTCTGAGCTTCTTGACAATATGGCAGGACTTCAGGACCAATCCCTGACTTTCCCATTGTTTCGGCAATGTTGATAACGTCAGCCAGCCAGCGCCAATCTTCTGTCGTTCCCATGCCCTTGGTCATTGCGTCAATGGCTGATAACTCACAAAGCCTCAGTTTGTCCAATGATTGCTTGTCAGAAATGGATGCTCCTGAGATTGCATGGGCTATTGGGTTGATGTTGGTTGACCAAACCTTGCGCTTACATTGCTTTCTCATGTTTCACCTCTTGCTCGGATTGCGTCAGCAGCACCACTCCAACGCATTGAGTCATCTTTTTCACACAACTTTGCACACGCCTCACGCTCTTTAGCTGCTACCAGTTTGGCAAAGCGGTAAATGTCTAAACATTGTGTAAAAACAATCTCAGGCGCATCTGGCGTTGGTTTTCCGCTAACAGCACCAGCCTGTCTAGCCATCTCAATGATTTCATCTTGTTTCATTTGTCTCTACTCCATGTTCTGCACACCAGGCGTTCAAATAGTCCACAAATTCGCTTGCCTGCTCTTTGGTGAACTTGCGGGTTTGCTGTCCAAGCTGAACAATCCCCGTCATGTCTAGGCTTGGCACGACTTTTCCCGCATCAATAGCCTTTTCCTTACAGAATTGCCACACCAATAGGCGTTTCCAATCGTCAGCATCCCACTTTGAACCCATGTGTTGCGAATGTTGAGCTATTTCCCGCAGGATTGCGTGATATTTCTTCTCTTGGTCACGGCTTTTGCTTGCGTCTTTGATCTCCAACGTAAGTTTCCTGCCAGATTCAAGCGCCTGAATCACTTTAGGCCAAAGATTTAGCATCAAAGCCTTGGCTTGCGGCTTGTCAATAAGGTCATAACGCATTTTTTGCCTCGAGTTCTATCAACAAGTCAATGTAGTGCTTGGCTTTTTCCAAATCTTTGATGCCATTCTTTTCTTTCCAACGGCTCACATACTTGATGACGTTGCCTTCCATGTAACCAATTTGGTTGGCATGGATGTACTCAATGGGCTGAATCTTCAGCTTCTTGTAGTGGTCACCACCAACTTGGTCATCTAATGCACTCATATAACCCCAATCATGCGTAAAGCCTCTTCAGCGCCTTCAATACGCTCTAAGCGACCACCTATCCACTTTTCAAAAAAAGCCTGCTGTAGCTTCGTTAAACGCTTTTTAGAGTTAGTTTTGACCTCTACAAGGTATGTCTGCCCGTTGTAGCCGACCAATAAGTCCACAGGTAAGCCAATAATCCAGACGTAAGCACCAGCAGCGCGTAAAGCAGAAACGATTTGGTCTTGGTTGGCATCCACCCTAGCTGCATAACGCATTTTTTTCCTTTAATTTGGCTTCTGTTCTTTCAACTAAATCGGAATAATCTTCGTACTCTGTGTTTTCCACAAGTTCGTTGATTTCAAAAACACTTAGCCCAACCCATGTGCGTTGTTGTGGTGTGGTGTAGAGAGGAATGTGGTCGTGTTGAAAACAACCATCAACTTGTTTGCTTGTGTAAACAATACATTCATCTTCACTCATCCACGCCACAGGCTCACCCTGCTCTTGCTTGGCTAGTGCTTCAAACCACTCACGGAATTGACGCAAAGACCAATGCCCTGTTTTTACCCATTCGTATGCTTGCGCTGTTGATGTGGCGTTACTCATAGCGGAGCCTCTGGCAGTTGTGCGCGTTGCGCTTGTTGATACGCTTTGATTTGCTTGGCAGTCCAAGGAACTGCACCTGTTGCTGGTGGAAAAGGCCAATTAGTCAATGTCATAGCAGTCATCCACTTCTTTTTCAACAGGCTCAACGCCTGAACCATGACAGTGCTTGCAAGTTGAACCATCCCACATCCCTTCACCAGATCCACTGCACCATGTGCAATCTTCATAATCGTCATCTTCGTATTCGTTCATGGCTTCACCTCAGCGTCAACAATGCGAATCAGGGCGGCAATCATGTCTTTGGCTTGTTCTTTGGTCAGCGTAACGTGACAACGGGCAGCTTCAACCACCACGTTTATCCAAACACCGCCATCATGCGCGTCAACATAAATGTGACGGCGCTTGCGTGTTGTTTCAATTCTTGTATCAAGTTCCATTTCATAACCTTTCATTTACGTTCGTTTACTCGTTCTCTCACTTCTTCAACAATGCCTTTAAACAATCCTGATTGATCGTTTTCAAGCTCCTCTGCCCTTGCCTTGGCATAGGCTATCCAACCACGCTTCAGAGCCATATCGGTGAGATGCTGGACTTGCTTCTCTCTCAAGTTGTCCAATGTCCAAGTCACCTGTTAGCTCCAATGCTTTGTTGATTGTGTCTAGATTATAAGACAGATTATCCTTGATTCCGTCAAGAATTTGATGCGCTTCAAAATAATTCATCAAAACTCATCCTTGTCGTTCCAATGCTTGACAGGCTTTGTCTTCAAAACGCTGTGGATGTCGCTCTTTGGCTTGGCAGTCGTTCCCCATTGATGAAAACTGCACATTGGCTTGTCAATCTTGACCGACCAACGGTTTTGACAGCCTGGCACAGAACACATAAGGCGTTGCATCTCATCAAAGTCTGATGGTTGGCTAGGTGCGTTGTTTCTGAAGTTAGTTAGTGCCATGATATTTGCCCTCAATGATTTTTGCGAAATTGCTAGGTCTGATAATCCATTCCAAGTCTGCGGCAAATGATCTGCCTGACTTGTCGTTCACTCTGCCTGTCAAAAACCTAGAAGTTCCAACGTGCTGAAAAAACTCAGCAAACCAATCAAGCACATCAGCTTGTTCAATGTCTTTGGTTTTGGATAACTCTTCTGATACCTCACGCCATCTCTGACGTAGGAATCCTTTGCGTGTGTCGTTCCAGACTTCAACCCTACGCAATGTTGGTAAGTGTTGGTGATACAAAGCAATCACTGCATCATGCTGACAATTTGGCAATCGCTTGTCATCAAGTTCACCGCTAGGTGGACTAATACACTTTGTCTCTTTATCTGTCTCTGTCTCTGTCTCTGTCTCTAGACTATCAGTCTGATATTCGTCTGATATCAACACGATATCATCTTGTTCCAACCAATGTTCTAGCTTGTTTATGCAGTCAAAGGTTTGCTTTTCTGTCATTCTTAGGCGGAATGCAAGAGTTTTAATGTTTGGCAAACGACCTTCATCTTCACTAGCAATTAACCAACACATGACCAACACTTTGCTTGCAAGTGGTTCTAATTCGTACCATTCCATGTCGTCAAGAACATCACGATATAACTTAACCCAAGGTGGTTTCCTGTCTTTAAAGTGTTGAAACTTAGACCAATTTTTTATCTTCATTTTTTACCCAAAAAAAAAGGGGCTACACCTGGAATCTCACCCTTGCGGATGTTGGCGGACTGGCGTAGTACCAGCAGATTCCATGTGTAACCCCACTACGAAACGCCGCCAAGCGTCTTTTGCAAAATCATATCACACGTTTTTTACAAAGATTCCGTCTTTGTTTAAAAAACCTTTGCGGTCTTTGATTTCGTTGTAAGCGCCTTCCAAGCACGACACAAGGTCAAGGTCAGCAATGGCACAACCCATGATGAGAGTCACCAGAATGTCGCCATAAGCGTCTGCAATAGCCGCCTTGTCGTCATTACGCAACGCATCAACTAGTTCATCTAGTTCTTCTTGGGTTTTGATAGCTTGAGCAAGTGGGTTGGAGTTCTGCACGATGCCGCGCTTCTCCCCCCACTGCACAACCTTCATTTCTAGGTCTGCGTAACTCATTACATTCCGCATCCACACATTTGCTTGCCGTTCATCAGCACAACGCAACGATAAGGCGCGTAAGTTGGGCAAGATGCCATTGCCGCTGTGTAAGCTGCCAACATTGCGATTGCTACGATTGCTTTTTTCATGATTGTTCTCCTTTGAACCATTCGGGTTTAATGACTTTGAGTTGCCAAAGCCGAGCTTGAGGAACTTCCTTCCACGCTGAAATAGCGGGTTGGCTGATTCCTAACAGTTTGGCAAGCTCACGCTGTGAGCCTGCAAGTTTGATAAGGTCTTGTTTATTCATGCGTACATCATACATAACTTTAATTAAGTTGTAAATAAACTACATTATGGTTTATCCTTACAAAATAATTGTTGTTATCTCATAATTTAGGTTATACTGACATCAATCCGAAGCGCAACGCAAGCGGTAATTTAGGAACCAATATGAACAAAGCAAAAATGATTGAACTTTTAGAAGACGGTGCTTCTTTTGATTGGGTTAACAGTAAATTCTTTCACCCTTGCTTCCGCAAAGGTTTCCGAACAATCAACTCATCAAACATTTCTTGGTGGGCTGTTAAACGTGAGCATGGAATTTTTGGCACAAATCGCCTTGTTGAAATTGACAATGTTTACACACTCAAAGCTGCTTAATAGGAACCAATATGAAACTCAACGAAACCACCCGCACATTTCCACGCACTCTTGAAGAGGCGTTCCCTAGCAACGTACAAGACATTCAGCGCCTTCAGCAAGGTGATTGGATGGAAAGCCACACCCCTGACTACGAAAAGTATCTCAACATTGCTTACGCTTTTTCCGCAGGCTTTGTTGTGGCAATGCTTGTCTTTGGAGCATGAACATGAAATACGTTCTTTTCTTATCTTTGTTTTTGGTTGCTTGTTCATCAACAAAACAACCTGTTTATCAAGAACTCAAACAAGAACATCGTCAAGAGCCTCGTTATGAGCAACCTAATCAAGAACTGATTGTTGACCCACGGGTTCAATCAATGGGTCGTAATGAAGTTATTGATGCCATCAAGCAATGTGAGACTGCTGGTCTAAGAGCCATTCCAATCTATGCCAAACGTAAGATTGCTGGTTACTCAGTTGAAACAGTTGTTGAAGTTACTTGTGGCCCACGCTACACTTTTTAAGGAAATCAAATGAAAAACATCGCTTCCGCCTTGGTCAAAGCACAAAAAGCCTTTGGCCCTGCGCTCAAATCTTCCACCAACCCACACTTCCGCTCAAAGTATGCTGACCTTTCAGCTTGCGTTGAAGCTGTGATTGATGCGCTTAACAACAACGGCATTTTCCTGTTGCAAAAGAACTATGACTGCGCCGATGGCATCATGTGCGAAACAGTCTTTGTTCACGAATCTGGCGAAATGTTGGAATGTGGCATTGTTCACTTTCCTGCGGTCAAGAAAGACCCACAAGGCTACGCTTCTGCGTTGACATACGCCAGACGTTACAGCTTGATGGCGGCTTGCGGTATTGCGCCTGAAGATGACGATGGCAACAAAGCCTCACGCCCTGCGCCTACGCCTATTGATTCCAATTTAATGGCTGACCATTTGTTAGCAATTCAAGACGCAACTGACGAAGCATCTCTTAAAGTGGCTTATCAGAACGCCTACAAAGCCTGCGGCACAGACGCTAATTGGCAAAAGAAAGTAATTGCGGTCAAAGATGAAAAGAAAGCGAGTTTGAAATGAATACCTGTGACAAATGCAAGCATTGGACTCCTGAAGAACTCCAATTTTCACCAAATCATCCTGTTATATCTTTGCATTACAAAGATCAAGGTGATTGCGATTTATTTGGAGACATTAACAATTGTGAAATAACTGCTCCAAGAAATGATGTTTGTTACGGTTCTGACTATGAAAGTTATAAAGCATCAGTAGTTGTTATGGCAAAGTTTGGTTGCATCCATTGGGAGAAAAAAGATGATTGAACAAGGGTATCTTGTGTGATACGATGTGAGCATGATTACAAAACATGACCTCATTGAATTGTTTGATGTGTATTCAGATGAAGGAAAATTTGTCTGGAAGAACGTATCAAAACATCACAAACGTCTTAATGGACAAGAAGCAGGATGCCCTGCCGTCAATCAAAATGGAAAAACTTACTGGAACATAAAAATCAACAACAAACGATACAAACGTAGTCGATTGATGTTTCTTTATGTTTATGGTGAATTTCCAAATCCATGCGTTGACCACATCAACGGAAACTCTCTTGATGACAGGATTGAAAATCTTAGAGAAGCAACTGTTATTGAAAACGCATGGAATCACAAAAAAAGAAAAAGAAAAATTAATTTGCCAATGGGTGTAAGAAACATGGCAAATGGAAAATTCCAAGCAAGGATTAGTTACAAAGGTAAGCAATTGCATCTTGGGGTGTTTGATACACCAGATAAAGCAAAAGCGATTTATGAAACAAAACGAAAGGAACTTTATGGAAAATTCGCTTGAAATTACGCAAGGCAGTGATGCTTGGTTTGCACAGAGGCTTGGCAAAGTAACTGCTAGCCGTGTTGCTGACGTTATTGCCAAGACAAAAACGGGCTACAGCACCAGCCGTGACAACTACATGGCTCAGTTGGTTTGTGAGCGCATGACCAACACGGTAGCAGAGTCGTTTACCAATGCGGCTATGCAATGGGGTACTGAAACCGAACCGTTGGCTAGGGCAGCGTATGAAGCCCATGCTGACGTTTTGGTTGATGAAGTTGCCATGATTACTCATCCTGAAATTGAGCAGGCTGGCGCTTCTCCTGACGGATTGGTTGGTGAAGATGGAATGCTTGAGATCAAGTGTCCAAACACAGCAACTCATATAGATACCCTGTTGAGCCAAACTGTGCCAGGCAAGTACATGACCCAAATGGCTTGGCAAATGGCTTGCACTGGTCGCCAATGGTGTGACTTTGTGTCGTTTGACCCAAGGTTGCCCACAGAACTTCAATTGTTTGTAAAGCGCGTTCCTCGTGATGCTGCTTACATTGCAATGCTTGAAGAAGAAGTCAAAAAGTTCTTGGTTGAACTGGATGGCAAAATTACGAAACTAAATGAACTGAAAGAAAAAAATGGCAATAATTTATGAAGTGACTGTTCGCGCTGGCACATACCAAAAAGACGGACAAGAAAAAGTGCGTTACCAGCGCATTGGTAGCGTCATTGAAACCAAGAAAGGAATGATGCTTAAGTTGGATTCTGTGCCATTGGTTGAAAATGGATGGGCAGGGTGGGCGTACCTTTTCAGTCCTAAAGACGATGTGCCAAAACAACAATCTAAGTCAAACGAATTTGATGATGTTGATTTTTAACATACAATGAAATTTAGCTAACTCGACGGAGGACAAGGGGGATTGAATCTCCCCCCTGCTAACCTTTAACAGATTCATACATGAAAGATTCATCATGGTCACGCAAGAGCTATTGCATAGCCTCTTTGAATACAAAGACGGTTTTCTGATTAGAAAAAAAACCACATCACACAATGCAAAAAAAGGTGATGTAATTCAATCAATAGAGCCAAGGGGCTACATTGTTGTTGAGATAAATGGCAAATCATACAAAGTGCATAGACTGGTGTTTTTTATGCATTACGGTTATTTCCCAGAAAAGATTGACCACATTGATTGCAACAAGACAAACAATAAAATAGAAAATTTGCGACCAGCAACGCACACGCAAAATCTTCAAAATCGACCAAAGTACAGAAATAACACAAGCGGCTTAAAAGGTGTTTCTTTTCATGGGAAAACAGCTAAATGGCAAGCATCAATCAGGATAGCTGGCAAGCAAAAATATTTAGGCATTTACGAAAGAAAAGAAGATGCCTACTTGGTCTATTGTGAGGCTTGCAAAAAGCATCATGGTAGTTTTTCAAATGTAAATTGATGAAACGATAGGAACCAATATGTTTAAATTTATACGAGCAAGAGCAACAGACGCAATCACCAGCTTTCAAGCGGCTGATTCAATCAAAGACGTAGCCAAGATGCACCAAGAAGTCATTGTGGCTTGCCTGCAACGATTTGGGCCACTTGGCAAAGACGGTATTGCAGAACACACAGGACTTGAAAGCAATCAGGTTGCCAGACGCATGAACGAGCTTCAAAAGCTGGATTTGATTGAATTGACAGGCAATCAGGTTCAATCCAAAAGTGGCAGGGCAGAACGTGAATGGCGATTCAAACCTTTTCAGCAGGATTTGCTGTGATTACGTTTTTGCTTTTTGCACTTTTAATTGATTGGATGATTGATGATTAACGCGTTCCACCCTGCTTACGTTGAAACTTATATGCCTGAGTTTTTAAGCACAATCCGAAAAGAAGCGGATGCCAAGGCAAACGGCATGAAATTTGGCACACAGGCAAGAGCCACACGCGAAAGCGATGGCAGAACCAAAACAAGCGCCTTGAGCGACTTTCCAAAGACTAAGCGCGTGTCAATTGAACGCACAGACTTTTTTGTTTATTCAAAGGCAGGGATGCCAAAGGGGGTTAAATGAGTTTTACAAGTTTTGAAGCAGCACAAAGACGTGCAAATATAGATGAAGCTCGTAGAAATCCAAAAGCGTCAGATATGTCGTTGCGCGATTACTTTGCTTCCAAGGCGATGCAAGAGTTTGTTGGAGTGTGCGACTATAAAGAAGGTGCTATTCGTGCTTACAAATGGGCAGACGCAATGTTGGAGGCACGCAAATGAACGATGGCGGCAAAGGCGACAAACAACGACCAACAGACCACAAGAAATGGTCAACTGGCTATGACAACATTCAATGGACAAAAGAAGAAGATGAAGAATTCAACCGTATTCAAGACCGTACTAGCACCGAACGCACCGTGGCCCAAGTGGGAGACACAGGAAAAAAAACCTAGTCGTGTTGTGGGTCTAAAGACGGTTCGTATAGACTTTGAAAAAACAAGTCTAGATTACTTTTTAGAAACCCATGATGAACTCAATCGAAAGAAAATTGCCACATCACATCGAATGCGTGACCAGCTATCGGGGCGATTCACGGCTAACTGAAGCATGGATGGGTCGTCAAGAACGCCTTGCAAGAGTCAAAGAACAAAGGCTTTGGCATTGCAAGGTGTGTGACGAATACTTCCAAACTCTAGGCGAAGCAAAGGAGCATCGACATGGATAATATTGCCGTTCTTTCAGCCATCCTGTTGGGCGGCGCAATACTCTTTGTTGGAGTGTTTGCGCTTGTCGCCGCATTGATCGTTGCGCTTGACAATTAAGCGTGGTATTCGGCTTCTGTCAGGATGCCAGGCTTGTATTTCTTTTCCGGCGCAAATGTCGTCAGTGTTTGCTGACGCATTTCCGGCGCAAACGAAATGTGCATCCATGCGCCAAACTCATGGATGATCTGGTCAAACTTGATGCCGGACTTCATGACAATATGGCATAGTTCGATCGGCGTATAGGTAGAACTCTTTACGTCAATCGCCCATCCATCCATGTGGCTAGATTTGCCACTGCTACCTGGCACAGCAGCGTTAACTGCCGGTAAGCGCAACCAAGAGTTGACCTTTAAAGGGCCAGTAAGCTCACGAACTTTTTCGAGTTGTTGCGCCGCGTGTTTCATGTTTTCCAACTGTAGCGTGCTCGGCTGATTACTCACACCTAGACGTGCAGCGGTTTCGCTAAAGGTGGCTTCTTCAAGGGTAAAGTGTTCTGAAAGGTTCATTTTGTAAACTTGTTGTAAAGGTCAATGCAAGAATTCAATTCAATTATGGCTTGGTCACCGTCTGCTGTGATGGCGATAAGGTCGTCAGCAGTCTTTGGGTCAAGTTCGGTTCGCGCTTCTGCATCTCCTGCGGCAGTGGTGGCAGAGCAACTGGAACGGATTGACAACCTGACAGCGCCAGCAGCAACATCAGCGCGAAGCTGGTTAATCTTTTGTTGAGCATTTTCTTTGTCCTTGTGAAGTTCGTCAGCAGCCTTTGCCGCCTCAATAGCGCGTTCAGCAACAATGCGGTTTATTTCCTCTTGCTGTTCAAGATAGGCTTGATGGTGTCCTGCATAGAACACACCAACCAGCACTACAACAAAAGCAACGATGTTACGCATCAGGCTTTTTCTCTTCTTTGTTAAAAGCAGAAATGCCCAAAATGGCGGCAAACGCAATGTGGATAAAACCACCGTTTGTTAGCGTGAGAGGAACCCATTGGCGAAACGCATCATTAGCGGCTTGTTCTTCCCAGAATTGGACAATCGTAAACATGATGGGGAACGCAACAAAATCAGCAATGTTCACGATCATGTAGGTCAGACCCATTAGATAGGTCCACTTTTGTTTATGGCTTTCATCCATCATTCTTCCTTTTCTTTAAAAAGTTTTGCCTTGCGTTCTTTTTCCTCAATCCTGACTAACAACGCTTCAGCCTTGGTGATCTGTTTGTTTACATGAATTATGGCAAAAGAAAGCCCCATCAAGCAAAAGATGATTAGCGTGACGATTGCTACCCAGAACCAGAATTCCCTCATAGAGTGAAATACAGTCCAATCAGTTCCAGAAAGCCCACCCCTGTCGCTATTGCGTAGGTCACCTTGGCGATTAGGATTTGGTTTCGGTGTTCGTGTCGCCATGCGTTATCCCGTTGTTTCTTTGCTTTTAACGCTCTAGCAACTTCTTGTTCTTCAAGAATCTCATCGTATTTACGCAAGAATTCTTGGTACAAAGCACCCAAACCTAAAGATTCAGGCGTTCCGTAAATCATGGATTGTTTCAGTTGGGCAGAAAGCTGATTCATTTGCCATTCCATTTCAATCCTATCAATCGCACTATCGGCAACCCGCTCTGTTGTGAGCGCTTCTTCTTCTAGTTCTCGACAATGCGCTTTTAGTTGTCGCATAGCTTCAAAGTAAATTTTCAAGTTTTCACAAATCTCATGGACTGCTCTTGCTTGAAACTCCTCGTAGCTTAGTTCAACTTCAGGGCTTGCCTTTTTCGCCACAGGCTTTGCCTCTTGTGACGGTTGATTGGTGGCAATGATTTGTTTTTCAGGTACAGATTTAGTCGGTCTTGTGCCTCGAAAAAGTCCAGTAATCCAGCCCCAGATTCCTGTGACTTCTGCGTAGATGGCTTTTGCATCGGCAATTCCACCTTCGACTTGCTTTTTGAACTTGCCAATCTCTGCCTTACCTTCTGAGAGCATTTGACAGCCAGCGCGTATAGCCCCAACTGCGCTTTGCGCCATAAGTAAAAGAGAGATTGGGTCCACATCACAGACCGATCAATTTTTTAAAAAACTCTGCGGCAACACCTGGGCCGAGCAAGACAGCAGCCATGAGCGCGTACAACAAGTACTCTATCTTGGTCATGCGTTTCTCGCCATGCGCCAGCGATTCGTTGATCTTCTCGTACCGCATAGCGCACACCTCTTCGTGTGTGCTTAGGCGTGCCTCTGTTGCGTCAATGGTCGCCATCGGATTACTCGTAAAGAATGTTAATTGAACCAGCGTCAAAGGTGTCTGTGCCGCCAACCGTTGTAATGCGAACGCGGTCAAGAGTGTCTGATAGGGTTTTAGCGCCTGAAACAAAACAACAAACGGATGTGCTAGAACCAGAGATAACACCTTGCATTACCCAAATATTTGACCCAACAAGTGAAATAATCATTGAGCCATTGTTTGTATTTGATGCACCACCAGAGCCATAAATTTGAAAACCAGTGCTGTTAGCAGCATCGCCACCAGAGCCGCTATTTAAAAAGGCACTTCTGCCTGTGTAAGATGTTGTTTCAACACCCCCTGAATCACCCAATTGCACATTAACAGGGCTGCTACCGTTTGTAGACACACCGTTAAACATCACAGTAATACGCTTCACCCAAGAAGGGATAGACGTAAAGTCAATGCTTGTGCCAGATGTGCTTGCTACGGCTGTGCCAGAAGCGATGCCGTTATACACAGCACCTGAGTTTGTTGTGACCCCTGCGGAGCCGTTGATTACAACTGACATGGTTTAGCCCTCGTACATGATGTTGATGCTGCCTGCATCGAATGTGTCTGTGCCACTCACGGTTGTGATACGCACACGGTCTAAAGTACCGCCAAGAGTAATTGTTCCTGTACTTACGCCGCCACCAGAAGCTGAGGGGTCACCCGCATAGACAGAAGAAGTTACCCAAGTGTTGCTAGAAATAAGGCAAATTACAGTATTAGCGGTTGTTAAACGAGAAGCTGCTCCACTAATAATTACTGTGCCAGCTGTTGATGTTGCTGCGCCGCCATACGCGTAGCCAGAAGACGAATAACCAGACGTTGTAACAGACCCAGCGCCAAGTTGGATAAGAAAGTTGCTGGTGCTGTTTAAAGAAACACCGTTAAAAATCACAGTAATTCTTTTTGCCCATGATGGGATGCTGGTGAAATCAATGCTTGTGCCGCTAGTTGAAGCAACAGCAGTGCTAGACACGACTTGACCATAAGCGCCTGTAGAGCTAACAGTAAATTTAGTCGTGCCACCGCTTTGTAACTCCAGCGTTCCACTGGTGTCAGCAGTCTGGATTAACCCAGACGATGTTGATGCGTTGATGATGCTGGACATTATTGAGTCTCCAACCACTCTTGAAATTTAGCTTGACGGGCTTCTTCAGCCGCCACAGCAACCAGACGAGCGGCTTCTTCAATTTCCCAAGCAGCGTATTGTGCTTGAGCTTGCGCTTGCTCTTCAGCGCTGAGTTCAACTTCAGTTGTTTCGCCAGTTGCGATGTTTACTTCAATGCGTTTCATGATATTTCCTTTATTCGTACAAGATGTTGATAGAACCAGCGTCGAAGGTGTCTGTGCCGTTCACTGCGGTGATGCGTACTTGAGTGAGTGTGTCAGATAGTGCTTTTGAACCACCAATAAAAGAACAAGTGGTGGCATCAGAACGAGCAATTGTTCCTGAACTTACCCATGTATATGTTGAAGCATTAGCTAAAGAAAGTGTAATCGCACCGTACCTAATAGCTGCGGCGTTAGTTCCACCATCGGTAACAATACCATTGTTACTAGCGTGTGAATAGTTCGCTGATGTACTTGCATCTGCCATTTGAGTTGTTGTACCAACATACCCACTTGTTTCAATACCGCCTGAATCACCAAGACGAACTAAAAGTTGAGATGTTCCGCTAGTAGACACGCCCATAAACATCACGGTGATACGCTTTACCCAAGACGGAATTGAAGTGAAATCAATTGAAGTGCCAGAAGTAGAGGCTACCGCTGTGCCAGCAGTAAACGGGTAGTGAGTACCAGTGGCAGAACCAATGGTGGCAGTGAATGTGCCAGCGACCGCAGGAACGGTGATAGTCCCCGCCCCAGATGTGTCGCCAGTAAGAACAACAGAACTCATATTTACTCCTTAGAGGATGACCCAGTTGCTGCTATCAGGAACAGTAACCGTGATGCCAGAGGCAATGGTGATAGGGCCAACGGTGCTGGCGTTAAAGCCTGTTGGGATAGTGTAGTCGGTTGTGACTGTTTGACCGTTTAAGTTGAAGATTTGGTCAGCACCGCCGCCAGTAGCACCGCCGCCCAACTGACCCCACGAACTACCGCTGTATCCTTCGTACTTGGATGTGGAGCTGTTGTAGCGAATGTCACCGTTGACGGGTGAAGCAGGGCGTTCGGCTGTCGTGCCTACGTTGAGCTTTGCAGCGCCTGTACCTGTGAGAGACAAGCGGCCTGAAATCGTTACGTCAGCATCAAACTCCACATCTTCGGTGAAGTTGGCTGTGTCTTCAAAGATAGCGGCATCTGTGACGTTTAGTGTGGTAAACGTGCCAGAATTAGGCACATCGCTACCAATTGGTGGTGGCGAAGCAAAAGAGTTGGTTGTTACGGGTACTGCAATGTAATCAACCGTGTAAAGCAACACATCAGCAGATGTCTTTAAGACATACTTGTAGCTAGTGGTGTCGGGCAACCAAACATCAGCCTCACCGTTGGAATCCAAAATAACTGGATTGGTGTTAGTTGTTGTGCCAGTATGGTCAACATATGTAGCCAATGGCGTTGTAGTGCCAGCCGCATAGGTATACAGCTTGCCACCAACAAGAGGCAAACCATCAGTTCCGAAGAACTGTAGCTTTGGTGGGGGTGATAGTGATGCCATTTTTTATCCTTGAGACATTATGGGGCAAGAGAATTGACGGATGATGAAGCAGGAGCCAATTTGTTGGGTTGCTTTAATGCTTCCTCAACTCTGCCTTTAACTTGTTTTGTTCTAGCAAATTGAGCAGCACCACTAGCGCCTGGAATACGCATAGATTCTAAGGTTTCCAAGCCACGAAGCACAGCGCCAGCGGTGTTTGGATAGTTCACCGCGCCAGGCTCTTTGACCACCACATCTTTGATTGCATCACGCAAATCCAAGATTTGATCACGACCTGTTTTGCCAAACATATACGCCAATTTATCTTCAGAATCCAATTGGGTGACCAATGTGTTTAGATTTCTAAAAGACAACTGATCGCCTTTTGTTAGCAATTCTTTCATGTGCTGAATGGTCTGACCTTGCAATTCTGCATAGGCTTTTTGACCTTCTGGTCCAGCCTTTTTCAGCAATTGAGTAACGGTTCTCATTTCTTCCAACGAGCCATCCAAAACAACGTGTTTAAACACATCATCCAAAGCAACTCGGCGGTCTTTGTAGCCAGCCTTAGTGCCTAGCAACTTGTCAACGCGAGACACATCTTCAAACTCTTTAGCCAATTGCGCTCTAGCAGAACGAGCGGCTTGATAAAGTTCACCACCAGCGCCTTCACCAATGTTCGTGATGATCTTTTTCAATTCACTTGCATTAGGAGATTCTTTGACTTTGTTAATCTGTTGGTAGATGTCTTCCAAAGCACGAACAGTAATGTTCCCTGTTTTTTCAGGGTCGTTCATAGCCAACGATTCAGCCACAGAATCTAGAATTGGGTCTAGTTTCTGACGCATTGTTGGCGTTTTGCTGTTGATCACATCTAACAACGGCTGATAAGACACAGGCTGCAATGTCTCACCTGATTCGTCTGCTTGCTTGTAAAGTGCTTTGTAGTTGTCGTATTTCTTGGTGTAAGCATCATTCAAGGCTTTATCCACAACACGACCAACTTGACGAGCCTGAGTAGGGTCGGCAACTTCAGCACCAACTTCTTGAGTCATACGTTCAAAATTGTTGGTAATGGCTTGCTTTTGATTAGCCTTGAAGTTACGCATTCTTTCGGCAAGTTTGGTCTTTTCTTCTTCAGAAATACCAGCCACAGCGCCACGCGCAACATCAGA